TATGTCCTACTCGGCATTCTCAACCTATCTAACCTGCGGTTATCAGTACTACCTTGGTAGGCTACTGAACAAAGAAGAAGAACCGTCCGTCTGGTCTATCGGAGGCAACAGTTTCCATTTAGCCTGTGAAAACTACAATTTAAATCGAGGAGCACGGTGACCCTAGCAAATACACTATGGGCAACCGCGTGGGACGAGTCTAAGGGTGATGTTAACCTTGATACTGCTCGTATTGGCGGTCGTGCTACTAAGGCTAATCCAAACAAGGAAGACCAAGCCTTTTGGCAGAATGCAGGACCTAAGTGGGTTGAAGGTTATATTGCTTGGCGTGAACTCAATAAAAACTGGAAGATTTGGGTAGCACCTGATGGTAATCCAGGAATTGAACTTGCGTTAACTCCTGTTGTGGCTGGGGTTCCAGTCAAGATGATTATTGACCGTGTGTTTGAAGTTGACGGTCAATTGGTTATCTGTGATTTGAAGACATCCCAGCAAACTCCGTCTAGTACTCTACAACTAGGTTTCTATAAACTAGGGCTTGAACAGACATTTGGTATAGAAATCAAGTGGGGAAATTACTACATGGCTCGGGGTGGTAGCACCTCAGAGATGGTGGATTTGTCCAGTTACACCTATGAAAAAATGGAATACTTGATTCAAACATTTGACAAAGCACGAAAGTTGGGTATATTCTTGCCCAACACAAACAGTTGCCAGTACATGTGTGGTCTCACACAGTACTGCGCATTCTCTACGAAAAAGGACAAATAAATGGCAGATGATTGGAAGTTACAAGTATCATACAAGACTCAAAGTGGAGACTTGATTAACGTTCGTGCTAATACAGTAGATGAACTTAGCGTTCTTCTTGAAGGTATTGGCGATTTCTCAACTCAGATAGCGGCAGTAAAGCAATTGGTAGTTGGTGCAGGAGTGGCAGCCCCTTTATCGATGCCGTCTACCATTCCAAACACAACGCAACCGCCCTCCTCACAAGCGCCCCAGGCGCAGGCTCCATCAGGTATGGGAGCACCAGCAACAGGAACGGGACCGACATGTCAGCACGGGGCGCGAAAGTACAAATCAGGAATCTCAGCAAAAACGGGGAATCCGTACGCAATGTGGACTTGTCCTCTTCCGCAAGGACCCGAACAATGCAGACCAGTAAACTAATAAACCAAGAATTTCCATTTTAACAACTAGGGAGGGAGCCAATGCGTACACTTGTTAGGTCTGTGGGTCGTGCATCTATTGGCGGGGAACCCCTTCCTAGTTGTTTTAAAGCCTTTGAAGCAAATAAAATTATTATTAGGCGTTCAGAGGTTTCAATGTTTGCTGGCGCTCCAGGTGTGGGTAAATCAACCTTAGCCTTAGCGCTGGCATTAAAAACCAATGTACCAACTCTCTATATATCAGCAGATACTAATGCGCATACGATGGCTATGCGCTTAGCATCGATGATTTCAGGTAAGAACCAAACCGATGCAGAGTATATGCTTTCTAATGATATTGGTTGGACTAAAGCAATCCTTGCCAGAGGTAATCATATAATCTGGTCATTTGAATCTGCACCCACATTACAAGATATTGATGAAGAAGTACAGGCGTTTGAAGAGTTATGGGGTTGCCCTCCCACCCTTATATTAGTAGATAATCTTATGGATGTAGCCACCGATGGTGGTGAAGAGTTCGCATCTATGCGAGCCATTATGAAAGAATTAAAGTATCTTGCTAGGGCTACTAACGCAGCCGTTGTTGTGCTACACCATACAAGCGAGGCAGTAGCGGGTACACCTTGTCAGCCTCGTTCTGCCATACAGGGCAAGGTTGCGCAACTGCCAGCATTAATCTGTACACTTGGAGTGGTGGGTACATCAATGGGCGTAGCGCCAGTAAAGAATAGATATGGCAGAGCAGATGCTAATGGAACCTTATTGGTTTGGGTAGCATTTAATCCAGAGTATATGTTTATTGATGACATACCAGAAAATAATTAACAGATGACACACGAACACGACTTTATAAAAGACTTAGATGGACAAGTAACTTGTTCTATCTGTGGAGCAATGGATGATGAGCAGGAGATGGGATGACAACTCGCAAATCACATAAGGCTAGAGGAGCACGATTTGAAACAGAAATCAGAGACTGGTTTAGAGAAAATAAATACGAGGCTGAGCGCCTTGCAAGGGCAGGTTCAAAAGATGAAGGCGATGTTGCAATCCGTTCGGATTTCCTTGGTCGCATTGGAATCATCGAAGCCAAAGCGCCAGGTGAATCAGGTCGCATTGACCTCTCTGGTTGGACGAAAGAGGCTCAAACAGAAGCAGGCAATTATTCGGAAGCAAGACAAATCCCGAGAGATTCGGTACTCGCAGCAGTTGTTGTCAAAGCAAGAGGAAAGTCTATAGAAGATTCGTATCTAGTATTAAGATTGGGTGATGTATTTGGTAGATGACTTGCCTCCTATTAAAGTAATACTGGAGCACTACGGTGCAAAAGTATTACGTAATAGCGGACAAGTTAATCTAAGATGTCCATTCCATGATGATACGCACATGTCGGCAAGTGTAAACATTAAAGAGAATATCTTTAATTGTTTTGCTTGCGGAATGAACGGCAACAGTATCCAACTAATTGCGAAACAAGAAAGAGTAAATAATCGTGAAGCAAAATCTATTGCAGAAAGAATTACTGGGGAAAGCCACTCGCAGGTACGCGGAAAACATCTCTCTAGCGGACGACTACCTAAAAAGCAGGGGAATAACCAGGGAAGTAGCGCGTCTGGCTCGATTCGGCGTAGTAGGGGAGCCTGAGGTTGGACACGAAGCCTTCGTCGGAAGATTATCCATACCGTATATTACCAAGACTGGCGTTGTCGATTTGCGTTTTAGGTCTCTCAATCCTGCTGTTGAGCCTAAGTACATGTCTATGACTGGTGCCGAAACTAGAATGTATAATGTTCTTGATATAGAACAAGCAGGTGACTGGATTGCCGTATGCGAGGGAGAACTTGATACGCTTACGCTGTCAGCCTGTGTGGGTATACCTTGCGTGGGTGTGCCAGGAGCAAACAGTTGGAAAAAACATTACACTCGCTTACTTGCGGACTTTGAAAGAATATTTGTTTTCGCAGATGGTGACCAACCAGGCAGAGAATTTGCCACAAGTCTATCAAGGGAATTGCCAGTAACTATTGTACAACTTCCAGAAGGGGAAGATGTTAACTCGGCATATGTAAAATATGGAGCCGATTATTTAAAAGAAAAGGCAAAAATAAATGAATAAAAAAATATTAAAATGCAATGAATGTGGAGAAATATTTAGTAATGTATTTGAGGAAACAGACCATTTCCTTGAAGAGGGCGAATCAGAGTTTGACCCTGCACTTATACTTCCAGGCGGATTTCATTTAATGATAGGTTCGTTATTACGCCATTTGTATAAAAATTCTACTAAACCTAAACAGATACGCCAAATTACAGAAAGTGTATACTCTACATTATACGCTTCGGAAATAAATCCAAATCAAGTACAAGATATTATTCAAGATATGGTAGTCGACTTACATATGGTCGGTTTTGAAAACGAACTTTCTAACTTATTAAAAGGAAAAGAACCAACTAATGAAGAAAATGGAGCGTGAAGAAATATGGCACATAGCGGATTTATTAATAAATCAGGGGTTTTCAGTAACGAAGATGGAATACGACGGTCATTTCCTAAAGGTGGAGTTGACGGTACCAATTCTCGCTTCGCGTTAGATGTGATGGATACATTTGATGAACTGTTGTCATTGATGTTGCTTAAGCATGAAGATTACGGTTCAAAGAATATATCTGATTCTCCTGGCGGTGCTATCAATGGGCTGCGTGTGAGAATGCACGATAAGTTGGCTCGTATAAATAATTTACACGGAACGCATTTGGCTGCCATCATGGCTGATGTCCAACCAAACTTTGAACCCCTTGAAGATTCCTTTAAGGACATGGCTAACTACGCAATCATTGGATTGCTAGTACTGAGAGGGCAATGGGATAACTGATGAAAAAAGTATATGGTCCATATAAGGGAAGCAAGGCTAATGGTGGCAGACCTATCATGGTTATTAAGAAAAAAGTTGCTGGCAAGATAGTAACTACATCTACCAATGCTGCTCGCGCAATTTATGAAAAAGCAACGGGCAAGAAATTATCTCGCAATACCGATGTAGACCATAAAGATAACAAAGGTCGTGTTGGTACCAACGATAAAGCATCTAACTTGGGTACCATGTCACACTCAAAAAATGTAGCCAAAGAAAACAAGAGACGAGCCAAAAAGAAATGAAAACTATTGTCTGTATATCTGATTTACAAGTACCTTATCATGATGTTGAGGCGGTAAAGGCTGTTGCTAAGTTCATTAAAGCATATCAGCCCGATACTGTAGTTTCATGTGGTGATGAGATGGATATGCAGACCATCAGTAAGTGGAGTAAG